ATACTTTCTGCAAAACTTGAAGTACCAGGAGCTCCATTGAAATACGATCTATATGATGCAAAGGTAGCATCATTAAATTGATCTGCAGCAACATCAGCACCAGGAACACATGTTATAACACCTATACTGTTTCCTAAAGCACCAGCGCATTTAGCTATCCAATTATTATTGCCAAGCGTTGCTGTATCATACGAAGTATCGCTATATGAATTTGTAACAGCTGCAGCATCTCCTGCCGTTGCTTGGTTATCAGCCTTTGAGCGAACAACTCTTAAGGTTGATCCGTATTTTAGAAATCCAGCAGCTGGAAAAAAGGTGTTTGCTGAATCTGTTGTTGTGGGTGCGCCAAAAATTTCCACTAACTGTTTTTCCGAACTAACAGTCGTTATTTCTTCAACGGGTCCCCACCTGAAAATACCTGCTGTGCCACCAATACTGGTTGCTACTGCTGGTATCACATTTGTTGCGTCGATTTCCTTTACCTCGACGCCAGGTGATACTTGAAATGCCATTCTTATGTCCTCTTCAAAGGGTTAATAGTGTGGTATACATAATACGATACTTACTCAATTACTATTATTTATAATATTTATAGTTTTGAGATAGGCTCTTGAACAATCCATTGCTGTCCTGTACTATCTACCTCTACTATCGGTTCATCTACCTTATTATTATCTCTTATAAAACCAAACGGTATTAAATCATCTTGTATCGCTTGTAATTGTTCTTGATATAACATATTTTTCATATCAATATCAGTCAATCCAGCAAATATATCAGTAGTTGCAAACCATGCAAACATAACGAGATTCATCACTAAATCATCATGATTACTACCTGATGCCTGAAATGAGTTACCTCTTGCCTCGAAAGTACTCATTTCCATAATCGTATTTGCATCAACAATACTTAGTTTCTTTTGTTCTACAAAATCTTTAAACGTAGAGCAACCAATTCGTTTTACACGTTTAGTCATAGTAGCACCAATTGCACCAGCCTTTACCGTTGATTCTACAAATAAGTTTTCATATTCTAAATCATAATATAAACCATTACATACAACACTACCTTGATCATTTGATTCTACAATAACGTACGCTTCATTATATGTCATTGCATACTTGTATATAATATCAGGAAATAACAATGCTGATAGATTATTATCTCTAAATACTACAACCTGTCTAAACGGATTAGTCGATGTGTCAATAATATTAAAGGTTGAATAATCCTGGCCTCTACCTTTTGCCACATCAACACACATAATATAGTTATGACCTTCTATCGGTCTTTCATACACATACACGTTCTCTTGAACATATATTGGCTCTTGTGCCTTTTGTGCAAGTAAACACTCGGCAGATATAAGACTATTACCTCTACCTTGGAATGTATTACCAAACTCCTGATCAAACTGTATTTGAGAAGTATTAGCGATTGTTTGCTCTTTCCACTTCTCATCTCGACCTGGTACGTCCCACCAATCTACACGAAATGGTTTAAATTCATTTGTACCGGTAACTGCACCTTCCCACAACTTATGATATACATTACCAATACCATTTGCTGTAGAAGTAATAATAATCTTTGTATCCTTACCAGACGATACCACCGGATACGTTGATGTATAAAAGGTAGCATCATTATCAATAAATGCAAACTCGTCAAGAAACAATAAGTTAATCGATAAACCACGAATAGAACTACCAGACGTAGCTGCCGCAATAATCTTTGAATTATTACTAAATTCGATTGACCCTTTGTTTAATGCTTTACAACCTGGCTGTAAAAAGAATGGCAGGTTTTCTAACATTAAAGTAACTCGAGCCAACATTTCTCTTGCAGTTGCACCTTTGTTAGCAAGTATAGCAATCGTCTTTTCTGGATTAAATATTGTAAACCACAATAGATATGCTACTGATGATATTGATTTACCAGACTGACGGCAAGCCAATACAATCGAAAAGCGGTTACTATTAAAATGATTAAACATATTCTCTTGATATTCGTACAAGTCAAATGGGACTAGACCTTTATCAAGTGATATAATCTTTACATAAGTTCTTGCGAAGTAAGCAGGATCCTGCATACATTTCTTATATTCTTTTATTTCCTCAATTGTAAACTGCGACTCAACGCCGTCTCTCTTTACATTAGGATTTCCAAGATAACCAAACTCATTGTTCTTTAGGGTTGCCATCAATCACTTTTTCTTTAGTATTTAGAAGCATTCTCTGTAAATCAGTTGTGCTGCCTATAAACATATTATTATTAGTTACTTTACTTTTTTCTTCTTTTTTATCTACTAAATCTTGCTTATTTTTCTGTAATGACATAAGCTTATCGGTTACATCACCAATATCTTTAATCGATTTTGCTAATACTTCAAATGCACGAGGGTGTTCAGATTCACGAGCAATCTCGGCAAGAGAATCTAATGATCCCATACCAGTACTTATAAGTTCTTTGTATGTGTCACGCGAAAACTTATAATCATTGATTATATCTTCTTTAGACAAAAGTTCCTTATCAGCCTCAGCATTTTTCGTTTCGACTGGTAGATTTTTCTCTAATGATTTTGTAATGCTATCCTTTTTATTAAACATAGTTAGTCAAAGCCATCAATATCAATAGTAGTTGTTACCGTAAAGTTAGATTCAGTATCAGTATTACCTATAGTAATATCCATTTCAGATAAATTACCCGCACTATTTCGATCTTGATTAAAGTCAATTTCAATTGCTCTAATAACTTTAGAATCAGTAGTTGGTCCGTAAAACGACATTTTCATTGTAAAATCTAAAGTATAAATCAATACTCTTCGAGACTGATAATCGCCTTCATATTGATCATCAAATGACACACTATTTAAAATAATTGGCACATCTTGTTTAAACGAAGTAAACTCATCTACAGGTTTAATAGATAATGTATATTCTGGTTGAAAATATGGCAGTATTTGTTCTAAAATTTGTAACCCATCATCTTGATTCTTAGCCATAATATTAAGTTGCATATTAATGTTATATGGCACAAACTGCTTTATAGTCTTACGCTGAGTTGTTGTACCTGTTGTACCTGGCTCAATAATTTCAGCTCTTTTAGATAATTTTTTTGAGGTATCTAATTCGATACCAGTTATTTCAAATGATAATCGAGGAAGCTTTAGTGCAACCGACGCATCTTGACCGGTTAAAGCATCTAAACGCGATAAAAACTTTTGTTTAGGACCATACGCCAATGGAACCTTTTGTTGATTTATAAGAGAACCATCACCCTTTTTACGAGCGACAGTAATGTTATTAAACAGCGTACCAAAGACGGCAACTGATTTGCGAACTGTGGCGTGATAAAAATGTGAACCAAACATTATAATGTCTCCGATGGATCACCGAATGGATTAGATTCGGAGAAGTCAATAAAGTTATCACCTTCAATTTCAAACTGAACATTCTTAGCTTGTGAATCAGAAGAGAATGTATTAGCTGTATTATCATCGGATAATGTATAAACATTACTAATAACACATGTATTACTAGATTCTGATCCTACTAAATTATTTACAGATGCCGTTGTTGATACTATAAACTCGCGAGCTTGATCTGTGGCTGTGGCGGCATTTGTAGTATCCTTAGTACCAATATTAGATACAGATATTGTAGCTGCAGTGTCTGATGTTTTCGTAATCGTTTGAACAGTACCAAAAACTGTAATTCCAGCTGAAAGAGTTTGAGTAACGATTTCCCCTTGAGTAAAGTGATTACCTCCGGTTACTGTAACATCCATTCCAACTTGATATGTATTTTTAACTGTAGTTGTATCGATAGCTGCAATTCCAGTATCGATTTCTTCATTATTGTATTCAAATAGAGCACATGATAGTTTATAAACTGGTAAGTTAGATAACTGATAAAATGGCTGTTCTTCTTCTACAAATTTAATTTCAAAGAAACTATTACTTAAAGGCAAATATATTAAATCGCCTTCATCGGGTTTTGGATAGGTAACATCACTGTAATGTGTACCAATAAATTTTTGCCATTGTCTTCGTGATATAATAAAGTTGGCTTCGTCTCTTATTTCAAGACCAAACTTACTAAATAAATCACCTTCACCCTCAAAGCCTTCTGGATTCTCGATATATGTTTCAATCATATATGCGTCATTAAACTTAGACGAAGAGTCCTCTCCAAATATCTCATCTCGATTTATTATTTTTCGAGGTAGATAGTATGCGTCCTGGCCAAAAATCTTTAAAGATTCAATTATTAAATCTTCATAAAGATGCTGTTCAGACTGAACTGCTTGACTAAAGTATACATTTCTAGGCATTTATTATCCCACGTAGAAGTCTACTGGTTCTTCCCAGTTTAATCTCGCTTCCTCTTCTAATAATTTTAGTTCTTCGACTGCATCATCGAATATTTGGCGACCATTAAAAGTAACACCACCCGGCATTACCATTCCTTCAAACTTAATTAAGTTAGCTCCCCATTGTTTCTTAATGAGTGCTGTAGCATATTTCTTTAAGAAGTAATCGTTATACACATCAGTATATGCCGCTGGATCTACAACACGATAGGCTTCGATTACAAGATAGTCACCGACTGCAACCTCCTTAACCCAATCCATGTGAATATCTATTCTATCTTTATGACGATTAAAGCTAACATGCTTTTCATCTGAATCAATAAGAAGATCAACAGTGGCTAAATGTTGTTTGGTTTGTACGTATTCTAATATATTACCCATATAACCAAGTTGATACATATCATTTAGATGCATTTGGTATTTAACATCAAACATATCTACGCTTGCAGAAGTATGTTCTCTAATTGGAAGAACTCTTACGATTTCTTTTACAAGCTCATCCGCAGGTATATATCCATTAGTAATATCATCTTGTGTAACCTGGTGCTTTAGAAATACTTTCTCAACGGCGTCAGTATGATAATGCTCATAGAATTGTAGAGCTTCGTCTATTCTATCGTCTAATTGATCATCGTCAACATTAATTTCGATTACAGGTGCACCTAAGTTTCTTAAGCAATAGTCAATTAATGATGCCCTGCTATTTGGTTTAGCCATTTAAAAATACCTCATACTTTACTATATTTATAAAGTTTAATTTTTGTAATTATTATTCTGTTTTATCTACGGTAGATATTATATCAATCTCATAATCTGAATCGTTTGGTCCAGTTATACGCTTGACACCATGAAAAAATTCTGCTATATTTGCGTCAGAGCTTTGATTTTCTATTAATAGTGTCATTTGCGAAATAGCTTGCTCTAATGTATCATGTGAACTAGTCACCACTTTAACCATATCTACAATTTCGTTTTCTTCGTTACTTAATATTTTTCCTATTACAAACATTTTTATATCCTCTATGCTATAGGCATACTAACAACATCACCAGTTACATCTTCAAGATAGACGGATCCATTACTTGACCATTTTCTCCACTGTAATCTACACTCCAGTGCATACGACGAATATATTAATGGTAATGATTGAACCATTGTCGCTCCCATATTATATGTATGCATTCGGTAAGCTTCTTTGCTTTCATCAAAAGTTACCCATGTATTTGCCGCGGCATATCCAAATGGATCTAAGTATACAGTAGCTGGCGCGGCACCGCTATTAAACATTTGATCTCCACCATTATATGGCGTAATAAAATAAGTTCTATCATCTGCAGAATCATACCAGGCGGCTTCAAGATTCCACTGTTGAGTCGAGGAAGGACTGTTGGTATCAGTCTTAGAAACCTTTCCTCCTATGCTCGAACCTGATATCTTTGATCCACTTAAATACTTTGTAACATTTCCAGAAATATACCATTGGGACCGAGCCCCATAGTTAGTTCCTAATGTTTGATAAAAATTTGCAGTACCTAGCGTTACTCTTGAAGTAGAAGCTCCTGGAGCTTTAATTTGAAGCCTAATATACAATACTTGGCTGGTGTTGCCGCCGCTGCCAGCGCTTACATTTAAAACTGATTTAGAAGTATACGATCTACGCAAATTAGTTGTACTACTAGAAATACCAAACTCCAATATATTGGTACTAGTACTATAACTAGTACCTACGTTAGATGAGCTACCACCACTATTCATTATTGGATACCCGGCCGTCCAAATAAAAGTTGATACTTCATTTTGAGTACTACCGCCAGGTATCGTAACAGTAACCGTACCACTAGATTCAGTTGCAGTAACACCAGCACCCACAAAGTCAATTGTAGATGCAGCAGCAGTTAAACTAGTTCCTTCATCTTTAACTGCTATAGCGTTACCAGCGCTTTGATCAACAAAGGCTAAATTACCGTTACCATCAGTTTTTAGAACCTGATTCGCACTTCCATCAGCGGCTGGTATAGTAAATTTACCTATCTTAATCGTAGTAGTCGATCCGCTTACTCCTGAAGCACCAATATTAATAATCTGTTCTTGACCACTTTCAGTTGCGCCATTACCGATATTAATTGTATTACCTTTTGTGCTTTGCCCTACAGTAATTGCACCTGTTTGAGCAGCGCTTCCTAAGGTAATGGTTCGGCTTGCAGTTGCACCAGGAGTAACAGAAAACGAACCATTAACAGTAACCGGTTGAGTACCACTTACATTTGCTGGACCACCAATATTAATAGTTTGTGGATTTATTATAGAATCTTGAGATCCAATATTAATAAGGGTATTTGAACCAGTAGAACCATCAATAGCCCCTAAATCTATTTGTAAAATTGCTCCGGTTGATCTTGTGCCTGTACCAATTGATATTTTGTTGGTTTTGCCCAAAGTGCCGGATGCACGACCAATAATAATTTCACCCTTTTGACTTAAACTACCCAGACGTATTTCATCAGTAAGCCTTTTTATTATATGTGTTCCAGAAGGAGTTGAACTGACACTATTTCGATTACTATCAGCTAATGCCTCTGCCTTAGTATCATAAAACTGAAGAAAATTACCAGTTACACGCACAAATTTATATTGTCGGGTAATTCCTCCAGTGGCTGTTAAGACTGGAGTAATATTTCCATTTTTATCATATAATATCTCATCACCAGTTTTTATTCCATGGCCGGCACTTATTTTAACACTTCTAGGTGGTGCAAAGTCTGGGGCTCCACCTGCCGAATTACTGGTATTTACAATACCGCTATTAGATGGAACAAACTCAATATATGTAGCACCAGGAGCATCAATATCAAATCGGTCTGAAAATAGAGCATCTCCTTCAACAACGCTTTCAACAGTAGTTACTTTACTTACATCAACACTTCCAGTTGAAATTAAATCACCATCAACATTTAAATCGCCAGAAACGGAAAGAGTACCACCAGATTTTATATGCGAAGTATCGATACTAGTAACACTATGATCTAAAGTAAAGCGAAGAATCTTACCATCGTTTACATTACTCAGTGCCACAAAATTATTTGTAGTATCTACATGTAATCCTCCAGCACCAGCACCAACGTATTTTTTTATATTCATTGTGCCGTTATGAGTGGCTGTAGATATACTCCATGCAGTAGATAAAATATAAGAATAAATACAAGCACTTATTTTATCTAATACATATAAAGATTTACCATCACTAGAAAATGCTAAATCACTTATAGCTTGAGGCGCTGTCCCTTGGGAATTAGCATGAACAGTAGTAAAATTAACAACAGCATTTGGCGAAGTTAATGTTCCACTACTAGTTGCAGTTGATATATCATAATTTGTAGAAAGATTCCACTCGCCGACATGAAGTGCAGCTGAGCCTGTGCCTCCAACATAAAGTCGACTACCGTCCGATTTAAACGCAAGAGATGTGGCTGTTAATCCAGTTGTTGCAACTGTCGTAGCATATTCAGCGTCTTGAGTTCCCATATTAGAACTATAAGCCGAAGCTGGAGTATATTTTAAAATTGAGAACGTATCATCACTCGTATCATGATAAGCAAAATATACAATTGTTCCATCTGAATTAGCTTCAATACCAGTAATAAAATCGGCGCCCGAAGTACCTGCAATTTGAGTATTCTGTGATGTGCTCGTTATGTTAGCATTAGTAAGTAAAAATGGACTACTTAATGCAAGTACACTTAAAAAAGCACCAGATGCACTATGATTTACAATAGCCTTAGTACCATCACTACTAAAATGTACTGTTTTCACAGTCTGCAATTCTGTATACTCTGTTGAGTGTTTCTGCCACGCTGATGCTGGCATACTAGAATCAGGTATTATTTTACTAGTTAAATCTGCACCTTCGCCTGAACCAGTTAATTTCAAATCAGTCGATTTTAGTTCGAGTTCATCAGCATCAAGTGTCATTAATTCGGTGCCAGCAATATCAAACCTAATTATATCTTCATCAGCTGATTCTTCTACTTGAATTTTTGTATCACCATCAGTATCTTGAACTAGACCAGCCGTTCCACCGCCACCACCAGAAATGGTAATAGTTTTTGTAGCACCAGTTCCCTGAGCAGTAACACCTGCACCCACAAAGTTAAGTGTAGTTGCTGCTGTGGTTAAAGAACTTCCTTCTTCTTGAACTGTAAGAGAACTACTACCACCACTACCGGCATCACCAGTTCTCGAGAATGAAACGAATATTTCTTCGTTATTACTAAGGGATGTAATATTACCAGTTACATAAGTGATAAGGATTCTATTATTACCACTGAAATTTTGACCTCCAGTAATTTGATATAATACAAACTGAGAAGGATCTGATTGTTTTGATAGTTTAACATGTCCTTTAACAGTAGAACTAGGATTAATAACACTATCTAAAAAAAGTTCTATATCAGTCGTTCCAGTATCATTCATTTCATGATTTATACCAATTTTAGTTGCTTGAGTCAAATTAGCATTATCTACTTTTAGTTTTGCCGTACCTGGATTATTACTTGGTACAAACGAAGTGTCAGTATTAAATAGATAAGAAAAAGTAGTAGCGCCTGATGGACCCATAGGACCAGTTTGACCTGTTACTGTACCAATAGCAGTAACACGTCCTGTTGCATCAACTGTAATTTGTGGAATAGTACCAGCCGCTCCATATTGACCAGCTGACAAACCGGAAACCGTTTCTAAAGCTACTGATATTTGATTGTCAGTAGCTTTACTTGTATCAATACCAGTTCCACCTGCAACAGTAAACTTTTCAGTTAATAAATCAATTGCAATTGAATCATCTGTATCGCTTGAATCATCAGCTAATAGTGTTAATGTCGATGCGGCCGCACCCCAATTTGTTCCGGTGGCAGTAGATAATAATACTTGTCCGTTAGTACCAGTATCACCACTAGAATCTTTAAATGTTCCACTTACTTTTAAATTACCTGTAATATCTACTGATTTATTGGATGCTAAATGATCGTCTGCAGAAACGTATGTAATTGTAGCATCAGTATCTGAACCACAATCAATCGTAATACCTGCACCATTCGCGCCAGCTTTATTTGTCGAACCCTTTGCAAGAGTGAGATTTAATCCAGCAGCATTAAAG